AAGGCACTGGTGTTGGAACAGGAAAAAAACGTCTCCGCGCCCTTGCCGACTGGCACTTCAGCGGGGGCGATCGGTACTGCGAGGCTTGCGAAGCCCTCGAGGCCTGCAAAGTCCCGTGCCCGGACTGTCCGGCAAAAGTAAATCGCCCCCAGACTTTTGAAGGTGTGCAGATCTGGGACCTGGTCGGGCGGTTGGGCGGCCAGCTGCGCGCGACACGGCAAATCATCCTCGGCTGGGACATGGGTGCGGCCCTCGCCATGGCGCGTGCCCTTGGCATCAACGGCCTCGTGGCGATGGAACTGCTGCCCGAGATCGAGGCGGTGATGGTCAAAAAAGTAAACGAACGGATTGGAGAGCAGGATGTCCGATAAACGCGTCTTTGTGCGTCTCGCAGCCGTGGGCGGACGCCAGGTCAAGGCTGAGCTGCACGGCATTGGCGACGCCGGTGCCCGCGGCCTCGGTCGGCTGTCGCGCGAGGTCGATATTGCAAATGCACGCCTTGCGGCCTTCACCCGCCGGGCCAAGATCGCGGCAGCGGCGGCTGGTGCTGCTGTGGTTCTCGCAGGTGCTGCCATGATCCGCTCGGGTCTGCAAACCATCGACCAGACAGCCAAGCTGGCGCAGTCGCTGGATACAACCGTCGAAAGCCTACAGGTCCTTGAGCGTGCCGCTGACCTCTCAGGCGTCTCCATGGGCAATGTCGAGCAGGCCACGGTGCAGCTGACACGGCGTCTGAGCCAGGCAGCCGCAGGTGCTGGCCCTGCTGTCGATGCGCTTGACCGGCTTGGCTTGTCTGTCAGTGCGCTGCAAAGCCTGCCGCTCGATCAGCGCATCGCATTGATACAGGACCGACTGGCGGAATTCGTGCCGGAGGCCGAGCGCGCTGCGGTCGCCTCACAGCTCTTTGGCGACCGCGCCGCCCTCGTATTTACGCGCATCGATACCGCCACGTTGCGCCAGGCCACCGCTGACGTGAATGATTTCGGCATTGTGGTTTCCGAGCAGGACGCCGACCAGATCGAGCGCACCAATGATGCAATCTCGCGCCTTGGCCTGATCTGGCGCGGCGTCTCGAACCAGCTGGCGGTCGCCGCAGCGCCAGCGCTTGAGGCGGTGGCGGATGCTCTGGCAACGATGGCGCGCTCCAGCGGCCCGCTTGGGGTGGCCATCAAGGGCCTCTTTGAGAACATCGGCCGGCTGACCACATACGCTGTGACCTTTGCAGGAGTGATGGCGGGCAGGTGGGTGGCCGGGCTTGTGGCCGCGACCTTCTCGGTCAGTGGATTGGTGACCGGTCTGGTTTTCCTGCGGGCGGCCCTGATCCGCACCGGCATCGGCGCACTGATCGTCGGCGCAGGCGAGCTGGTCTATCAGTTCACGCGCCTTGTCGCTGGTGCCGGTGGGTTCGGCAACGCCATGGACCTGCTGAAAGACGTGGCGGTCGAGGTCTGGAACCGGGTGTCGCTCAGCGCGGATGCCGCCTGGGCGCGTGTCGAATCCGGTTGGGCCACGGCGCAGGCTGGCATTTACGACGGGCTGCAATCAGCCACAGAGGCTGTGGTGGGCTGGGCAAACAGCACCGTCAATACCTTTGAGGGCACGTTCCTTGCGGTGCAGGCAATCTGGGGCGCGCTGCCAGATGTGTTTGATCGGGTCGGCGCCCTTGCGATCAATGGCCTCGTCGAGGTGATGGAGACCGGGATTGCGGGCATCACTGAGGCAGTAAACGGCCTCCTTACCCTCGGCGGTCTGCGCCCGGAATGGGCCATTGAGGCGCCCGACCTTACCGCATGGAAATCCGTTGTCCCTGAAGCAGTCAATCTTGGGGACCGCGCCGCAGAAGCCTTCGGCGGCGCATTCTCTGACACTCCCTTCCAAGCGCCTGATCTGTTCGGCGGCATGGCCGACGATGCGCGCAGCCGGGCGTCAGGGTATTCCGAGGCGGCGGGCATGCTGTCTGATGCTGCCTCGCGGCCCATGACGGCATGGCAGGCTTTGCGGGATGCGATGACCGGCGCGAGCGATGAAGGTGCGGCGGCACTTAGAAGCGCTGCAACCTCGGCGGACCAATTTAACGAAGCACTCGCGGACACCGAAGAGCAGGCTGGACGCGCAGGCGGGGCGGCAAAAAAGGCAGGTGAGGTCGCAGCCAACGGTGCAGAAGCAGCAGCCACCGGGTGGCAGGCGGTGGTGAATGCGCTCAGCGAATATGCCGACAAAGCGCGCGATGTGGGCGCGGACGTGGGCGGCGTGCTGGTCGGCGCGTTTCAAAGCGCGGAAGACGCGATCGGCAACGTCGTCAAGACCGGCAAGCTGGACTTCAAAGGCCTGGTCACCTCGATGATCGCGGACCTTGCCAAGCTGGGCGCGCGCAAATTCATCCTCGGGCCCATCGCCAACGCGCTCTCAGGCGCTCTGGGCAATCTTGGCGGGATGTTTGCGGGCGTTTTCCATCAGGGCGGTATCGTGGGCGGGCCCGCACCGTCGCGGATGGTTCCGGCCATGGCCTTTGCCAATGCGCCCCGCCTGCACAACGGCGGCTGGGCTGGCCTCAAATCCGACGAGGTGCCCGCCATCCTGCAACGCGGCGAACGCGTGCTGTCGCGCAAAGAGTCCCGCGCTTATGGCGGCGCCGGTGGCGCTAATGGCGCCGTCACGGTCAACATCATGACGCGGGATGCAGAGAGCTTCCGCCAATCACGCACGCAGGTCGCGGCTGACATGGCGCGCGCGGTCTCCATGGGCCGGAGGGGCATGTAATGGCGTTTCACGAGGTGCAGTTTCCCGACAACATCAGCCGCGGGGCGCGCGGCGGGCCGCAGCGGCGCACCCAGATCGTCGAGCTGGCCTCTGGCCGCGAGGAGCGCAACGCCTCCTGGTCCGCCTCCCGGCGTCGTTACGATGTGTCCTACGGCGTGCGCCGCGTGGACGATCTGCACGCCGTGGTTGGTTTTTTTGAAGCGCGTCTTGGTCGCCTTTATGGGTTTCGGTTCAAGGACTGGGCTGATTACAAATCCTGCGCCCCCTCAAAGGGTGTGTCCGAGATGGACCAGCTTCTCGGCATAGGCGACGGCACCACCACGTCCTTCGTGCTGACCAAGGCTTACGGCACTGTGCCACATGTCTATCAGCGGCGCATCGAGAAGCCGGTCGCCGGAACAATCCGCGTCGCGCTGAGCGGAGCCGAGCAGTTCAACGGCTGGTCGAGCGACCCCTCCACCGGGATCGTCACCTTTGAGGTGGCTCCGGATCCCGGCGTGACAATCACTGCAGGCTACCAGTTCGACGTGCCCGTCCGCTTCGACAGCGATCTGATGGACGTCACCCTCGATATCGAACGCCTCGGATCCATCACCTCAATCCCGCTCGTGGAAATCCGTCTCAGCTAAGGACCCCGCTCATGCAGACCTATACCGCCCTTGAACATCGCCCTGGCGATACGCCCCAGCTTTATGATCTCGGCGGCGGGCTCGTCACCCAGAACACCTTTGGCAAAGTAATCCGGCTCGATGCCAGCCAGCAGGTGACAGCACTGACCCCGGTGCCCATCGAGGCTGATGAGCGCTACGCATTTCGCGCTGTGTTTCGGCGGGCCACAAACAGCCCCGATCCCTCCGACGATGCAATTGCCTGCGGCATCGACTGGCTGGCTGCGGATAAGACGGCACTTTCCACCACGACCGTTAACACCATCCTCAACTTCAGCGTCGCCGATGGGCGACGCGAGGTCCGCACCTCAGTCGTGGCCGAAGCCGAGGGCCCCTCCAGCGTGGTGGCTCCAATTGGCGCGCGCTACGGCGTCCCGTGGGTGCGCACATTCGGGCTTGGACACGCAACAGACGTCGAGGTTTGCAGCCTCGAGCGGCTGCCCTTCGTCTCGGTCCCCGTCGCCCGCACCTTCTATGTCACCATGGACGGCAAAGACCTGAATGAGGGCAACTCGCTGACCTCACCCCTCGCCAGCATCACTGAGGGCCTCGCACGCGCTGCAGCCCTCGGCGTCCCGGCCATCGTGATTGTGCAGCCCGGCGAATACACGGTGCCGCCAGATACTGTGATCCCCGCCAATTGCGCCCTCTACGGCTATGACCTGCGCGTGACCAAGCTGAGCCTGCCGCCCGGCCAGGAGGTGAACAACATGTTCCAGATGTCCAACGGCATCAAAGCCCGCGGCTTCACCTTCGCAAATCTGCGCCATGAGCCCTACACCCTGGCGG